CAAAAGATTTACGAACACCAAAGTACCGCATGCGTACTGTGGAGTCCAAGGTCAAGTATACACGCCAACCAAAACATAGAAAGGTAGATTATGTCAATGGATTATGAATGGGAAATTCATACTGCTGGATTGACCAGACAAATTAAGGTTAAGACTCATGCGTATGATCTCGTTGAATTTACCATCAAACAAAAACTCGATGATGAAAATGGAAAGAATATAACTGACACAGGTTATACAAGTTTCTATTCAACAAAAGAGTTTATTGAATTTTTTGGACCTATAATTAATGAATTGAAAGTGAGATTAGATAATGCAGACAGTATTCAAAAATGACAAAGAATTTGAAGAATTTAAAACCTGGACTCTCGGAGTACTCCACGATGCAAGCATCAAAGATTTGTGCGTTACTTTCACCAAACAAGATGGCAGCGAAAGAGCAATGCGTTGCACCCTTGTCGAAAGTAATATCCCAACAGATAAAATCCCCAAGACCGCAGGTTCGCCTACCACGTCTAATGGATCCGCAGTTCGTGTCTTTGATACCGAAAAGTCCGAGTGGAGATCTTTCCGCTGGGAATCAGTAACTAAAGTGGAGTTCTCGCTATGAAATATCTATTTGCAATTGGTTTTGTTGTTCTCTTGCTTATTCTTGCGCCAGTCGCAACTATTTGGTCATTGAATACATTGTTCCCTGTTCTTAACATCCCGATCTCATTTGATACTTGGTGTGCTGCTTTAATTCTTGGTGGCGTAGTGGGTGGTTCAACTGGTCTCTCTTTTAAATCTAAGTAAGGATATATCATGGCAGTGAATACCGCAAAACGTAGAGCAGCAACAGCAAAGGCTGAGGCATTTATGAAAGGTGATGAGCAAGTACTCACACAAGAAAACTACATGCGTGATTTACTCCATGTGTTGAATTATTATAATTCTAACACTGATGATAAAGATAAGAAGAAATGGTTCATCAGCCATTATGCTAAGATCGACAAGAAAGTAGCAGTCGAACTTCTCAAGGTTGATGAATACCATTTCCGCACTGCAGGTATTCTTGCTCGATTAATGGATATCGGTTCTGAACTTCAAGAAAATGAAATGAGGCATTATAATGAGGGTACTGAGAAACTGCTTGCTCAGATTAAAATGCGTCAAAGGTCTCAAGACAAACAAGATAAAAAAGATGCTGCTGCAGCCAAAGAAGCCATGCCATCTAATGTAATATCAATTCAACAAAGAATGGAAGATAAGGCTCATGACTTGGCTGGTGAAATTGAAGGCGCAATTGACGACTTTGTACTCAATGGTTGCAAGTCCGATTTTTCGACAAAGAATTATTTGCTGGCGAATCAAGTGGCTGGACCGATTGCTAAACGCATTGGAGAGTTGTTTGTTGGTACTGCCAAAGAAATTGAGGACGCCATTGCAGAAGTTGATGAACAATTGGTAGAAGGTTATTCACATCTAACTAAACGAGAACTCAAACGATTCTCTGAATTTGTTAACAATATTATTGCTGACTGTAATCAAATGGTTCAGACTGCAAAAGCCAATCGTGCGCCACGTAAGCGCAAAGAAGTTTCTCCAACCAAGATGGTTTCAAAGATGAAGTATCTCAAAGAGTTTACTGAATTAAATTTGAAATCTGTCAACCCAACAGGTATAATTGGTTCCAGTGAAGTATGGTTCTATAATACTAAATACCGTCGTGTAGGTGTTTATCGTGCTGAGAACGGAACTGTCTCTGTCAAAGGAACTACTATCATTGGTTTTGATATTAAAGAATCTAAAGCGTTCACGCTACGTAAACCAGAGGAATTCTTCAAAGGATTATCTATGGGTAAACGTGCATTGACCAGTGCTTTAAAAACTCTTAAGACCAAACCCTCTCAACCAAATGGACGTATTAATGAGGAAACTATTATCCTCGGAGCATTTTAATGGAATTTAATTATATCGCAGATGGCATTGATGCTGTTATTATCGATAATTTTTATGATGATAAACAACTTAGTGAAATTATGACTGAGTTGAAGTGGATTACAAAAGATTCTATATTAGTCAATCCAGATCAAATTCAAACTGCTGAAAACCAACATGGTAGTATGGCTTCAAAAACAGGAGTTTTTTTGGAAAGTATTTTTATTAATGCGAAACATTCAGCATTGATATCTCATCCAATGACAAATTTCTTAAAACCAGAAGTAAGAGAAAAGATAGAATCATTTAATAGCCTGTTTAGATTACTTTATTGGTCTGATGCTAGAACGCACTTGTTATCTTATTATGAAGATGGTGGTTATTATAAACCACACTGTGATACTACTATGTTTACAGTATTAAATTGGTTTCATACAGAACCAAGAAATTTTACTGGTGGCGATAATACTTTATTTTCCTTTAACTCTAAAAAACAAGCAGATATTGAATTTAAAAATAATAGAGTTATCCTAATTCCTGGATGCTGTTTCCATGAAGTTAAATCAATAGCAAGTATAAAAAAGGAATTACCAAATAGTGGTAATGGTAGATATTGTAATGCTATATTTTTGAATATGCGTGGGGATCCTCCACAGAAACGAAACCAAAATGATTCTAATTGATTATTCGCAGGTAGCCCTCGCTGCCATTTTGACATTCCAACGTGAGTTGAAGGGAACTGAGTCTGAGGTTAAAAATCTCATTCGTCATGTCACACTCTCCACAATTAAATCATACAAGAAAAAATATGGTAAAGAATATGGTGATGTAGTTATCTGTTGTGATGGTCGTAAGTATTGGCGCAAAGACTTCTTTGAGTACTACAAAGGTATGCGTAAGAGTAATCGTGAGAAATCAGATCTTGATTGGGGTTTGATCTTTGATACTCTATCGGAAATGCGTGTTGACCTTGCAACTCACTTTCCATATCGAGTAATTCATATTGATCGTGCTGAAGCAGACGATGTCATTGCTGTATTAACAGAGTGGGCTCAAAATAATCAAATGATTCAACAAGGATTAGTTGAAGAGCCACAGAAAATTCTCATTCTGTCTTCTGATAAAGACTTCAAACAACTACAATTATATCCTAATGTTAAACAGTGGTCTCCTATGCAAAAGAAATATGTTACCGCAACTCAGCGAGAAATTATTGAGTACAAGATTGAACATATTGTAAAAGGTGATGCTGGTGATGGTGTTCCAAATATCTTGAGCAAAGATGATGTATTCATGAAAGGTGAACGACAAAAACCTATGAGTGCTAAACGTCTTCAAGAGTTCATTGATAATGGATTCATTGCATGTAAAAATGATGAAGAACGACGTAATTGGCAACGTAATGCGACCCTGGTAGATTTCCAATTTATTCCAGATGGAGTTAAATCTGATATTATTGGAACATACCTAAATAATAAACCGACAGGCGACAAGATGGCGATTATGAATTATCTTATTGAACACAAATGTCGTTTATTGTTAGATGAACTAGAGGACTTTTAATATGCGTAAGTATGTAACCCAAATGCTTGATGAAATCAATTCTGATCCAAAAGCAATTGAAAATTTTAAAGATGATGCGGTTTTGAAATTGATTTTTGAATATGCATTTGAACCTTCAAAGAAAATGATTCTTCCAGAAGGCACTCCACCATTTAAACCTGCAGATGAGCCATTGGGTATGACTCCAACTAATCTGTTTAGTGAAATGCGTAGGTTGTATGTTTTCTGCCGAGCAGATTTGACTGCGCTGAAGCGAGAGAGTTTGTTTATCTCTATGCTTGAGGGTTGTCATCCTACTGAAGCAGAAGTCTTGATTGCAGTCAAAGACCAGACACTACATAAGAAGTATCCAAAGATCACACGAAAATTGGTAACTGATGCTGGGTTCGTACCACCATTAGAAAAGAAAGCCAAAGAAAGTGCGACATCTTGAAGACGACGATAGAGATTTTATTTTATTCCTTCTAAGTTTAGAAGAGGATGAGTTCAAAATGATGCTCAACTCTATGGACGAACGAGAAGCCATGATAGTATTAAACAATATCCAACTCGCAAGAGAAGAATTGTTTGATGATATGATGGAGAAAGAAGGGATGAAAGCAGCAGAGCAAGTGATAGCAAAAATCAAAAACCTTTAATTATGGAGTTTATATTATGCCAAATTGGTGTGACAATACATTAACAATTACCAACGAAGATAAATCTAAAATCGATGCTATTGAAAAAGTCTTAGCCGACAAAGATAGCAACGAGGGTTTACTCAACCATCTGCGTCCAAATCCTAGTGGAGAATGGGACTATGGTTGGTCAGTTGATAATTGGGGCACAAAATGGGATGCTCAAATTATTGATTATGAACGTCAAGACGATAATACTATTTGGGTTTCGTTTGATTCTGCTTGGTCACCACCTACTGTGCTTTATGAATTCCTAACAGAAGAAGGTTATGGAATTGAAGCAATGTACTACGAACCAGGAATGAGTTACTGTGGTCGTTTTGCTGATGGTTATGATGATTATTATGAATATGATATTACTGATCGAGATAATCTAGAAAACCTTCCAGATGAACTTCTAGACTTTACGGACTTAATTGGTCGTCATGAAGATTGGGTTTCTGAAGAAGAAGCTGAACGTGAACAACAAGAATATGAAGCAACAGTTACTGAATGGTATCCTGTTGACAATAATCCACACTACGTAGGTTTCTATGAAACTAAAGAAGGTAATTGGCCATTCTATAAGTTTGCTCATTGGAATGGTAAGAAATGGACTGTTGATGGTAAGAAACCTAAATTTAAAATTGAAGCATGGCGTGGTTTAAACGAAGATCCAGCAATTCTTACTAATGAAAATGCAGGAGATATGCTTGAGAACATGATGAAAGATATGGGGTTTGAGAAAGCGTGATGTTTTTCTTTAAAAAAAGTGAAATAATTGTAGACTGTTTTACATCTAATGAAATAGTATATAATAATTTTAAAATTGATAAAGCAAGAGAATTCATCCATAACTGGTGGAAACAACTTCCAGTAAATCAGAAGATTAGGGTAAACAACGACCCAAATTCTAAATTAACAATCAATCAAAGAAACTTGAAACAATGTAATGGATTTATAGACCTATTCACAGAAGGGTTTATCTTCCCTTTCTGGTTAGACATACAAATAGAAATGCTTGATGATGGTAAATTTTATATTTCTGGTCACAGTGTTCCTACAGTAAATATTGATGTTGCAACACATGGAAGGGATCAGACTGGAACAAGCATTTACAAAGAGTGTGGTCAAATAAAATTAACTTCTCCTTGGTTCTTAGAAGAAAAAACTGGAGTAAAATTTAGTTGGAACCAATGTATGTGGAACAATACATCATATTTGGGTGATATGCATATTCTTCCAGGAGTCATGGACTTTAAAACACAAAAGACTACCAATGTTAATGCATTTATTAAGAAGGGTAGTATAGTAAGACTTGATGCTGGTGATCCATTAGTCCATTTAATTCCTCTATCTGATAAAAAGATAACTATTCAACACCACCTATTGACACAACAAGAATATTTTACAAAATTTAATTCTGAGGCATTTGCTGGTGACTATAAGAATGTTAAACAATCAAAGAATTTTGTAAAGAAAACACGCTGCCCATTTGGGTTTGGGAAATAATATGAAACCAAAGTGGATTAGAGCATTTATGGACACAGCCGAGCGTTTTGCTCAGCTGTCTAGTTCGCGCAGATTACATGTTGGTGCGGTTGTCGTTAAAGACGAACGTATTATCTCTATCGGTTATAATGGAACACCTGCTGGTTGGGATAACAACTGTGAGGATAAAATCTATTGCGATGATGGTGACTGGAAAGAACAAACAGATAAACATCATGATGAATGGATAACATATAAACTTGTAACAAAGAAAGAGGTGATTCATGCTGAAGCGAATGCGATCTCTAAGTTGGCAAGATCGAACGAATCTGGTCTTGGTGGTACTATGTTTATTACTCATGCTCCTTGTGTGGATTGTGCCAAGTTAATTTATGGAGCAGGTATAAGCAAAGTTTATTATCGTCATCAATATAGAGATAATGATGGGCTTGATTTTCTTAATAAATGTGAGATAGAAACTGAACATGTTCAACAAACTTATTGAATACATAAAAATAAAACTCGCTTTACGCAAACGATTAAAAGAAGTGCGTAAAAACGATCCATATATCTACAAATGAAAATATTCCTAGCAAATGGTTGCAGCAATACAGCTGGAACAGATATTGATCCAAATAATTTACCAAAATGTTCTGAAGAAGCATGGCCACGTTGGGTAGCCGATCATTATAAAATACCGTATGTTAATATAGCAGAAGGTGGTTCTGGTAATGAGCAGATTAGTAAAACTACAATCATTGCAGTTTCAAATTTAATAGAAATTGATAAGTTCCCTGCTCAAGATTTAATTGTTGGGATATGTTGGTCAGGATTTGATCGTTATGAATATTGGGATTCTGAAAAACAAGCGCATAGATCTTTTGCGTTAAGTTCAACCAGTGTAGTTACAAAACCAAAAGAAATTGTAAAGAAGTATATTGAAATTAGATCTTTGATGGAACCCGAAGACTATTCAAACTACAAAAATTTGTATTACATCTATACAACTGCCAAGATCTTAGAATCTTATGGAGTTAAGTATTACTTCTCAAACTGTTTAAACTCATTTGCTCATCCATCTATTCTCAAATCACCTGACAAGTTTATTGAAATGTATAGTAACTTGCTAGATCTGTATGGTACTCGAATTGAAAATCATCTTGGGTTTTGGGAAAACAAAGATACTTTCAGAACTATGCTCCAACCTATAAAATGTTCTCCTTATGGAAATGGATATCATTGGGGTAGAGATGGTCAACAATTTTATGCTGATAGATTTATCAAACATATGGAAAGTATAAATGAAAATCCTATTGGCTAATGGCGATAGTCACACCTCTGGTGGATATCCAGGAAGCGATAAACCACATAACAAAGAAATTGTTTGGGCAAAACATTTAGCAGAAGATAATGATTTAAAATATTTTAATGTGGCTTCTCATGGAGCAGGCACTGAAGAAGTTTCTATGTCAACAATTATTTGCGCAAGCAGTTTAATTGAACAACACAAAGAAAATCCTGAAGATATTTTTGTTTGTGTATTATGGGGTATTGATAATAGAAAATATCAATTTTGGAATGGCGCAAACCATCAATCTTTTTGTAACGAAGCGACTTGGGAACCACCATCAAATATTAAAGATTATGTAAAATATAGAACTGTGGTTGAAGCTGGTGGGTATGATTTATATAAAGACTTATACCATATTTACATAACTGCTATCGCTTTAGAAAGATATGGAATAAAATATTTGTTCATGAATACTAAACCATTCAAAGAACCATCAGATGAAAAGATTAAAGGTTTGTATAGAAATATATACAATCTTTATGGTGACCGAATAAATAACCATTTAGGATTTCACAACAAGAATGATTCATTTGAAGGATATCTTATTGATAAATGTGAACCAAGAGCACTTGGTGGAGTGGAAAAGAAAACTCCATATTGGGGTGAGGATGGTCATAAGATGTGGAAAGAATTTATAAATGGTAGAATGGGGAATTAGTGGTAACAGCCACGATGCTGCTCTGGCAGTTTTTGTTGATAGCAAATTAGTTTTCGCTACCGAAGCCGAAAGGTTTAATCGAGTAAAGAATTCTCCAGATTTATCATATAATCTAGTTTCATACGCCAAATATATGTGGGGTGAACCAGAACAAGTTTATTGGTACGAGAATCCATATAAGAAAACTGCAAGACAATTAATCGCAGGGCAGGGTTGGCTCTGGTCTGAAAACAATATTCCCAAATATCTTTCTAATTGGGGTATCAATGCTCCCGTAACTTATATCAACCACCACCATAGCCATGCTGCAGCTGGTTATTTCACCAGCAAATTTGATGACGCTTGTGTATTAGTCATTGATGCAATTGGTGAGTTTGAAACTATGTCTATATGGGAAGCGCATGGTGATAAATTAGAGAAACTTTGGAGCCAGAGTTATCCACATAGCATTGGATTGTTTTATTCAGCCATGACTAAGCGGATTGGATTGAAACCAAACGAAGAAGAATATATCTTGATGGGTATGGCTGCTTATGGTAAACATAGAGATTATCTACATGCAATGCACACGGACTTTGTGGATGATCATAAGAAGTTTACTTTTAAGAAAAACTTCCACAAAGGATGTGATGATTGGCGCCCAGATGTTACTGAGGATTTTGAGTTAGCAGCTACCACTCAACTTATGTATGAGCAAATGTTTTATGACTTACTTGAAAAAGCAAGAAGTCTTACTAATAGTAAGAATCTAGTTCTTATGGGTGGTTGTGCTCTTAATTGTTTAGCCAACAGATTTACTGGTAATTTCTTCGATCAGACATGGATTATGCCAGCACCTGGAGATTCTGGTAGTGCGATTGGCGCAGTCTTGGCAAAGAAGAAAGTTAAAATCTCATTTGAAAATACTTTCCTTGGATATGATATGGGTAAGGTAGATTCAGACTATGACATTGTTGATTATCTTCTAGCAAATAAAATTTGTGGTATTGCTCGAGGTAGGGCTGAGTTTGGTCCAAGGGCACTTGGTAATAGAAGTTTAATTGCTGATCCACGTGGTGATGATATTAAAGATCGTGTCAACCAAATTAAACAGAGACAAGAGTTCCGTCCATTCGCTCCAATAATCTTGGAAGAACATGTTCATAATTATTTTGAGATGCCAAAGGGTTGGGACACCAGCCCATTTATGCAAGTAGTTGCCAAATGCAAATCACCGAAAAGTTTTCCTGCAATTGTTCACGTTGATGGAACAAGCCGAGTTCAGACAGTTGGAAAGGATGCTGGTGGATTACGTAAGGTTCTTGAACTTTGGTATGCGAAAACCAATTGTCCAATGTTACTTAATACAAGTTTAAACATCAAAGGTCAACCGATGGTTAACACCATCGCTGATGCACGTGAATTCGAACTGCAACATTCAGTAAAAGTATTTTCATAAATCGCTTGACTTTTATCAAATAATTTGGTATAATAGGTGCTAGAACTGAGAAAAGTTCCTAAATAAATCATAACCCTACGAATTGTAAGGTTATTAAAATTTCGCTTTACTTTCAAAGAAAACTGTAGTATAATCAATCCTATGAAATCGTTAAACATATCCAGACAGATGAATAAACATCTACCACTATTAAGTGGCTGGACATGCTCACGCCCAGAGATTAATACATCATATGCATTTGATCGAGGGGGTTTTGGAAAGTAAAGTAAACAGATAAAAAGTTTATTTCCCAAAACCCTCTACCTGAAAAGTTAGAGGGTTTTTTGTTTTGTAGCCATCGTGCTTGTTGTTCTTTAAAAATTTGCGTACCAAATGTTCCCGAATGGTGTAGTGGTAGCACAGCAGACTTTGACTCTGTTAGTATAAGTTCGATTCTTATTTCGGGTGCCATATTAAAACACATCAGTGCCGAAAAGGTTCATGTGGGAGGAATCCCAAGGTTTGTGATCTTGGTGTGTTTTAATATGGGAGTATAACTTAATGGTAAAGTAGCTGGCTTTTAACCAGCAAATCAGAGTTCAATTCTCTGTGCTCCTACCAATTATGGTGTTGTTAGTTTAGTGGTAAAACTACGGATTGTGATTCCGTCATCATGAGTTCAATTCTCATACGACACCCCAATGCTGCTTTAGCTGATGTGGTCATAGCAGGGGTCTGAAGAACCTCGGAAAGTAGTTCGATTCTACTAGGCAGCACCAAATTTCCTCGGATAGTTAAATGGTATAACAGACGCTTGATAAGCGTCCATCACAAGTTCGATTCTTGTTCTGAGGACCATGCCCTATTAGTATAATGGTATTACACCTGTTTTGTAATCAGGTTACGGCAGTTCGATTCTGTCATGGGGCACCAGTTTTTATCCGAGTGTAGCGCAGTCTGGTAGCGCATCTGGTTTGGGACCAGAGGGTCGCAGGTTCGAATCCTGCCACTCGGACCAATTTTTGGGCTGATGGTATAATTGGGAACACAGTGCCCTTGCAAGGCACAGTTGGGGGTTCGATTCCCCCTCGGTCCACCAAAATTTGCAGGATTAATTCAGTGGTAGAATGTTTCGTTGCCAACGAAAATGTCATCGGTTCGAATCCGATATCCTGCTCCAATGCCTCGTTAACTCAGTGGTAGAGTGTCTCTTTTACACGGAGAAGGTCGGCAGTTCGAATCTGTCACGAGGTACCAAATATGGAAAGTAATGCAGGTGCGTTGGTGCGCCGACCAGCCTTGAAAACTGGGTTCTCAGAAATGGGATGGGGTTCGACTCCTCTGCTTTCCGCCA